GCCTGGTCAAATGGGAAAAGGTCGCTAAATTGGCCGAAGCGCCAGCGGAGGCTGGTTTTTCTGGCGGCATTGCCGCCCCTTGGAGTTCTGTCAATAACTGTACGGGGCCAGAGCGCCGACGGTTAGAACTGGAACTAAAAGCCAGGGGATTTAACGGTGATGAATATGAAATTAGGCTGTTGCTTAAGGGCTGTAGCCTCAATGCAGGTGCAAAAATGCGGCTTTTCTACCGGAACGGCAGGTTGCAGGAAGAACCATTCTAATCTGGCAAGGTTCAGATCAATCCCATTGATACATAAACAATAGTTTCAATTTCGACTGGATTTTCTATACTGTATGCATAAACAGTAGTTGTAAGCAGAGGAGGGAACATGCAGGACTATCTTTTGGAGTCGGTGAAGCTTCAGCGTATTGATTTCTTTTTAAAACTTGTTGCTGTCAGCGATTGTAGTGAGCAAGAAAAACGTATGGCAATTGAGTGGGTTTCCGAACTCACAGATGAGTTAATGGCTCGTCTACGCAATCATGAATACAGCCTTTCAATGAATCAGGCTGAGTGATGAAAGGCCTAACAGAACTACGAGCCGTGAGTGCATGACTATGCTGCATGAAATCGCATGATCCCAAAAGGATCTCTGATGCTCAGGCCCGCCAGTACTGGCGGGCTTTTGTTTATGTCATGCAGGTGCATGAAAACCATTGCATAAAGCGGGCAGGCGTGGCGGGGCTACGAGCGCGCGCTGAACCGTGATAAAGTGCATTACTTCTCTTAGTATTATGCTTAATGGGTCAGGACTAAAATGGCTAACTTTATAAGTAGAATTACCCAAAAAACAGCGCACAGCAAAAGAAATATAGTGCTTGATGGCAAAAATCTTATTGTCGTTGGCAATAATGGTGCAGGTAAAACGCTTTTTTTAAGAGCGCTGCAAAGCCACATTTATAAAATACTTAGCGAACAACAATATATAGATATTGAAGATGTGAAATCCTCTATCATTAACTATAAAAATGCTATAAAAAACATCGAACCTGACACTCAAGATTATAACAACTTTCTTAATACAATTAATTATTATGAAGGTCTCCTCTCGGATAAAGAAGTATTTAATATTACACTTTCATCTAGCACTGCTTTCCTTCAAGGCATCAAGAGAAAAGAAATTATATTTAGGTTCTTTGAAGCCGGGCGCATATATACCAGCGATGGAAATAACCTCCTGACGAGCATTGAAAGTCTATATGAGCGATTTAAAAGTAATGATGCAAATCATCAAACAGCGAGCGGTTTTTTTGAGACATATTTAGTGTCAATGAGTAACTATGCGCTCCTTGAAAAAGGGGCAGAACAGCTTGAAGAATATAATCGCGTAAATGATATAATAAATAAAATACAATCTGACCTTAGAAGCCTATTTGAAGATGAAAGTTTAATATTATCTTTCAATAGAAAAAAATTAAGGATGGAGGTAATTCAGAAAAACAAAGAGCCTTTCAGCTTAAGCCACCTTCCTTCAGGCTACTCATCTATCCTTGCAATCTACGCAGAGCTTATTATGCTTACTGAGTTAAGCAATAAAAATAAAGATGAAATAAAAGGCATAGTGATAATTGATGAGATTGATGCCCATTTGCATGTCACGCTTCAAAAGAAGGTGTTTAATTTCTTATCCAAAAGTTTTGATGGGATTCAGTTTATTATATCCACTCACTCACCATTCGTTATTCAGTCAGTATCTGATGCAATCATTTATAACCTTTCCAAGAACGAGCGAATGGAAGATCTCTCAATTTACTCTTATTCCTCAATTATTAAAGGTCTTCTTGGAGAAACTACAAATTCAAGTGATCTTGAGAAACTTCTGTCTGAACTAAATGAGCTTAGTGAAAATAATAATTATAACTCTCGCTTCGACGCAATTATATCAATATTAGAAGAAGAAATTGATTTTCTGAGCCCAAAAGCTAAGGCAACATTTTTAGGAGCTAAGTCAAAATTTATCGACTGGAAAGAGGAACAACAAAATGTTTAATGTTACCCGCTCTTATCCAGCTCCGGTCAGCTTAGCATTACAGAAGTCATATAAAGGTCATGATGTAATTGAATCTTTACGGATTGTTTTTCATGATAAATGTTATTTGTGTGAGCAAGGTTCAATTTCTGATCCTGAAGTTGAGCATTTCGTACCTCATAATAAAACTGCAGCCTTAAAATACGGTTGGGATAATTTATTCTTTTCATGTCGTCGTTGTAATGGCATCAAAAGCAATAATCATATAAACCTTCTCGACTGTACTGATACTGTAAATAACGTTTCAGATGAGATAGTGCACTATGCAGGAAATGCTCATGTTGGTGAGGTAATAGTCAAGCCCTTCTCTGAAAACCCTTCAGTACAGGTTTTAAATACAGTATCTCTACTCGATAAATGTTTTAATCTTGAGAATACAAGTTTGCGGAGGGTTTCAAAGGAAAGCTTAATTGAAAAAATATTGATTGAGCTAAATAATTTCAGGCCATTAAGAGACATTTTAGCTCAACGGCTGAGCTCTCAAGAACAAATTGCAGAAGCTAAAAGCACTTTAGCATTAATGTGCTCGAGCAACTATCCGTTTTCAATATTTTGGAGGTGGCACCTAATCAATGATGTCATCCTCAAAAGAAGGTGTCCTGACTTAAGAGGCGAATTAGGCTTCTAGTTAAATAAGGTGCGCATTATGCGCACCAGCTTTATCACAATATATAATCATTAAAGTCTATAACTTCATCTCCCAACCACTCGTTGATTTCTTCAAAGCGCTTTTGCAGTGGCATTAGCTCGTTGCGTACAAAGACCTTGCTAGCCTTTTCCACGTCACCGAACCCGCCCGTGTTGCTGGGGATAATCCCCATTAGCTGAGGCGGCACACGATGCACGGCCAGCATGTCGTCGCGGCTCACGTTCTTGATATTCAGAAACTCATCCTTTGCCGCCACCTCTGACAGCGGAATGATCTGAATGCCGTCCTTTTTCCCGTTCGGGCTGTACATAAACAGGTTACGGAAGTTGCCAGGGCCCTTTGCGCTTTTCATGGCACCGCGGATATTGTCCACGTCCTGCTGGCTCTGCGCTGGATCGGTCATGTACATGATGAAACCCGCATGGCTGCCGTTGAGGTAATACTTGCGGCGGAACAGCGTAGCCGATTCGTTCAGCAGCGCCGACGGGATGGCAGACAGGTAGCCCGGCAGGCCGTAAATCTCCTGATTGATGTCCGGCTCCATCAGGTGAAACACGCTGCCCTTCGCAAACTCATACGGCTCCGTGTTAATGCCATAGTGCGCGTACCAGTACGTGTCTAGGTCAAGGCCGCGCCGGGTAAACTTTGCCAGTGACGGCTCCAGCTTCAGCACGTTACCAAGGCGGCTGGTCCGCTTCTCCAGGTAGGCATTGCCGAAAATCAGGTAATCCAGCGCAAAGCGGCTGAATGCCTGCTGACTCAGCAGCGGGTGCGGGATAAAGGTACTCGCCAGAATATTGCACTTCACGCTGATGGGTGAGCTGTGATGCACGGCGGCGCGGAACGTGCGCGCCAGCCCGTCAACGCTTACGGGCGGTTCATACCAGCGATCATTGATAACGCACTCCACGTAGTCCAGCAGTTCGCGGCGATCCAGCACCGGGATTGGATCGCCAAAGGTAAACGCCTCCGACGCTGCCCCGCTGGTCATGTTATCCGGCTGCGGCAAGGCCTGCGTGCGGGTGCGGTTCCTGCGTTTGCTCATTAATAAATCTCCACAATGTTCTGCGTGTGTGCCGCCTGTCCCTGCAGCGGCTCGTTTGCCAGCGCGTGCATGGTCGCCCAGGCTAAATCGCCGTGGCTGACTTCCTCGCTGCGGCTGGTTTCATAGGTCGGACGGTTGCCGCTGGCCGTGGTGGCCTTACGGATAGACATAAATGACTGCGCGATGTCGAGGTGACTGGCGTCAAACTCCAGCCGCCCGCTGGCGATGGTGTCGTAAGCCTTCAGCACCAGGGCGTTTTTAACGTTCGGGTTATAGACAAACTCCTTCACCTGCGGGAAAAACGCTTTGACGTTCTCATACACGCCCAGCCCGACGCCGGTGGAGTCGATGCCGATATAGCTGACGTTATACTGCTGCGTCAGCGTCCTGATGGCGTCAGCCTGCGCCCGGAAGTCCATCCCGCGCCACTGGTGACGCTCAAGGATGCGGAACTTGCCGCCCGGCACGGCAGGCGGTGCCATGACCACACACCCGGCGCTGTCGCCGTTCTGCGTTCCCTTCGCGGGGTCGTAGCCGATCCACACTTCTTTCCAGCCGAACGGCCGTAGCGCCAGCGCCTCAAAGTCGGTCCAGACTTCCCAGCTGTCCACCATGCACTTCTGCAGCATGGCCAGCTGAAACACCGATGCCAGATCGTCCATAAAGACGCACATCAGCAAGTTCTGGTAATCCTCCGGGCTGTAGCGCGTGCGCAGCTGCTCCAGGTCAAACAGGTCACAGCCGCCGCGCACCGCATCTTCCACCGTGACAATCTGCCGAAACTGGCCGTCTTCGCAGAGGCGACCGGCGGCCAGTGACTGATGGCTGAGGTCGATATCAACCCTGTCCGCTTTGGCCCGGCCCTTGTTGAACTGCGAACCGGACCAGAACGGATAGGCGCTGTGTGTGAGGCTGGACGGGGTGGAAAAGTAGGTTTCGCGCCACTTCTTGTGCAGCGCCATGCCGGACGCCACTTTCTGCAGTTCCTGAAACTTGGGTATCCAGAAATATTCATCCAGGTACAGATTGCCGTGATAGCTCTGCGCGGTGCGGGCGTTGGTGCCTAAGAAATACAGGCACGCGCCGTTGCTGAGCGTCATCGGGTCGCCCTTCAGGTCTACGTCCACCTCGCGGGCAAACTCAATGATGTACTGCTTGAAGACGTGCGCCTGCGCCTTACTGGCTGACAGGAAAATCTGATTGCGCCCGGTCGTCAGCGCATCGATCAGCGCCTCGCGGGCAAAAAAGAAGGTCGCACCAATCTGGCGCGACTTCAGCAGGTTGCGTACCGAATATTTATTACCGGCTTCCCACCACTGGCGCTGATAGCCGAACATCGAGCCGTGGAAAACCTCCTGCAGCTTCTCGATCTGTTCGTCGCTGAACAGGTTTTTTTCCAGGGGCTTACGCGGGCCTTTGTTCCGGTTCTCCACGTTCGGGTTCAGGTCCGCTTCATTGCCGCCGTTGCTGAATTTACCGATTCGGGCATGGCGCTCAGACTGACGCGCCAGCAGGTCAATTTCCTTAAAGTCTTTCCCTTCCTTCTGCTCCTTCATGATGAGCTGGCAGTAACGTGCGGCGGTGGTCAGCTGCATCTGATCCAGCGGGCCATAGTCGCCCCACTTATCGCGCTTCTTCCAGCTGTGAACGGTTGCGGGTTTCTCTCCCAGCATTTCAGCAATGCGGGCGATGCGGTATCCCTGAAAGTACAGCAGTAAAGCCTGCCTGCGGGGATCGAGGTCGTCGGGGGCGGGTGTCATGTTCATGCAGCCAAAATACGGCCCCGCCGCTTCCTTTTCCGCCATCCCTCATTGTGTGGTTTCCCGCACAACGTCCGCGCGTTGTTTCGATACCCCTGCCGCCGCAACCATAGAGCCTCACAGAGTTTTACTGACCGGAGCCTGGACAATGGCAAAGAAAGCAAAGCGTTTTCGTATCGGGGTGGAAGGTGCCACCACGGACGGGCGCACCATCGAGCGCAGCTGGCTTGAACAGATGGCGGCAAATTACAGCCCTGAGCTGTACACCGCTGTGATCAACATGGAGCACATCAAGGGCTACACGCCAGACAGTCCGTTTCGTCGCTTTGGCGTAGTGGAATCGCTGGACGCTGAAGAAATCAGCGACGGCCCGCTGAAGGGCAGGCTGGGGCTGTATGCCCTGATCAACCCGACTGACGAGCTGATCACGCTGACCGGCACCATGCAGAAAATCTTTACCTCTATGGAAATCCGCCCGGAGTTCGCGGACACCGGCGCGGCCTATCTGATTGGCCTGGCCGTGACCGACGATCCGGCCAGCCTCGGCACGGAAATGCTGCAGTTCAGCGCCAGCGCCGGGGCGAACCCGCTGGCAAACCGTAAGCAGCATCCTGACAACGTTTTCTCTGCCGCTGAAGAAACCCTGATCGAGTTTGAGGACGTGGCCGACGAAAAGCCCGCCCTGTTTACCCGCATCAAAGCGATGTTCAGCAGGCAGCAGCAGACCGACGCGGCGCGCTTCAGCGACGTGCATCAGGCGGTTGAGCTGATTGCCACCGAGCAGCAGGACCTGAGCGCGCGCATTGAAACGGCACTGAGCGAACAGGCCGACAGCCTGAAATTACATTTCAGCAGTGCGCTGGGTGAGGAAGTGCTGAAGCGCGAACAACTGCAGGCGGACTTCACCGAACTGCAGCAGCAGCTGAGCCGGGAAGATGGCCGCCAGCAGGTCCGCCCGCGCACGCAGGGTAACGGTAGCGGCGGCGAAGTGCGCACCGACTGCTGATACAGCGGCGGCAAACCTTTTTAACGAACAGAGAAAGCGAAGCGATGAAAAATACTACCCGTTTTAAGCTGAATGCTTACATGTCGGTGCTGGCAGAAATCAACAAGATTGATCTGTCCGCCCTGAACAGCAAATTCACCATTGAGCCGTCCGTGTCGCAGACGCTGGAAAGCAAAATTCAGGAGTCGTCCGCGTTCCTGCAGGCCATCAACATCATGCCGGTCAGTGAGCAGAGCGGCGAACGGCTGGGGCTGGGGATCGGCACCACCATTGCAGGCACCACCGATACTACCCAGAAAGAGCGCGAGCCGACCGATCCGACCTACATCGACGGCGACGGCTACAAATGCACGCAGACCAACTTTGACACGGCGCTGCCTTATTCAAAGCTGGACATGTGGGCGAAGTTCAGCGATTTCCAGGTGCGCATCCGTGACGCCATCGTGAAGCGTCAGGCGCTGGACCGCATCATGATCGGCTTCAACGGCCTGAAGCGTGAGAAGACCTCCAACCGCGTGCAGAACCCGCTGCTGCAGGACGTGAATATTGGCTGGCTGGAAAAAATCCGCCAGGAAAAACCGGCGCAGGTGCTGGGTCAGCACATCGGTGACGACGGCAAAGTGGTGTCGGACAAAATCACCGTGGGTAAAAACGGCCTGTTCCGTAACCTGGACGCGGTTGTGATGGGCGCGGTGTCGGAAAAAATCGGCGTGCAGTATCAGGACGACACCGAACTGGTGGTTATCTGCGGACGCCAGCTGCTGGCTGACAAGTATTTCCCGCTGGTTAATCAGAGCCAGCCCAACACCGAAGCGCTGGCCGCTGATCTGATCATCAGCCAGAAGCGCATCGGCGGCCTGCAGGCGGTCCGCGCCCCGTACTTCCCGGCGAATGCGCTGCTGATTACCCGCCTGGATAACCTGTCCATCTACTGGCAGGAAGAAACCCGCCGCCGCTCGATCATCGACAACCCGAAACGTGACCGCATCGAAAACCTTGAGTCGGTTAACGAGGCTTACGTGGTTGAGGACTATGACTGCACCTGCCTGGTGGAAAACATCGAGCTGCTGGAGCAGGAGCCGGAGAAAGAGCCGGGCGAAATGAGCGAAGCGGAAATCGCACGCATCGCCGCCGTGGCGGCCAGTGTGGTCAAGTCCATGAGCGACGCGGGCAGTTCAGCCGCCAGCGCGGACACCACGCAGACCGGTGATGCCGGTGATGCCGGTGATGGCAGCAAAGGCGGAGCGTAACCCGTGACTAACCCTTTCCGCGCGCATACGCGCTTTATTCAGGCACAGGAGGCCGCCCGGTCGGGCGGCAGTGGCCGCAGCACAAAGGGCTATGACCTGATGCTGCTGCAGCTGAACGAAGACCGCCGCCGCCTCAAGGGCATTCAGTCCAACGTCCGAAAGGCCGAAATCAAGGTGGAGGTGCTGCCGAAGTACGCCGCGTGGGCTGAGGGCGTGCTGAGTGCTGACGGCGCACAACAGGACGACGTGCTGATGTACGTGATGCTGTGGCGTGTTGACGCCGGTGACTATGCCGGTGCGCTGGCGATTGGCCGCCACGCACTGAAACACGGCTGGGCGATGCCGCTGGGACAACGCACCACGGCGACGGTGCTGGCCGAAGAAATTGCCGACGCGGCAAAGGCCGCCATTCTGGCAAAGACGCCTTTTGATCCGGCCCTGCTGCTGGAGGCGCTGGAAGTTGTGGACGCGCACGACATGCCCGATCAGTCACGCGCCCGCCTGCACAAGTCCATCGGCTGGGTGCTGACGGAAAGCAGCCCGGCGTCCGCGCTGAACCATCTGAAGCGCGCCCTGCAGCTGGATGAGAAATGCGGCGTTAAAAAAGACATTGAGCAGCTGGAGCGGAAAATCCGTAACGCCAGCTGATAACCGGACGTGCCCACGCGCGGGGCGGCACGGGGTGGCGACAGGCAGCGCCGCATCAAAACCCCGTCCACCGCCCACCTATTCAGGAGTAACAGAGCAATGGAATTTATCGCGCCACAGAAGGCGACGGCAGCGCCGGACATCATCCCCAATAACTCATTCTGGCCGGACGTTGATCTGGCGAAGTTCCGCAGCGTCATGCGCGTTGACGGCACCGTGACGCCGGAGCGTCTGCGTCAGGTGGTGCTGACCGCAATGGCGGAAGTTAACGCGGAGCTTTACCCGTGGCGTGAGCGGCAGGAGCTGGCCGGTCATAACGGCCTGGCTGACGTTCCGGCGGAGAAGCTGGCCGGTGAGAGCGTGCGCCTGCATCACTACATGAATGCGGTGTGGTGCTGGACGCGCGCGGTGCTGAACGAGCGCTATCAGGACTTTGACGCCACCGCCTCCGCCGTGAAGCGCGGCGAAGAACTGAATGATGCCAGCGGCGACCTGTGGCGCGATGCGCGCTGGGCCATCAGCCGCGTGCAGGACATGCCGCACTGCACCGTGGAGCTTATCTGATGAAAGTGCGTGCGCAGCAGTATGACACGGTGGACGCACTCTGCTGGCGTCACTACGGGCGCACGCAGGGGGTGACGGAACAGGTGCTGCAGGCAAATCCGGGGCTGGCGGAGCACGGCCCCCTCTTACCGCACGGGCTGGAGGTGGAGTTGCCGGACGTGACAGCGACGGCCACCGTGCAGGCCGTCCAGCTTTGGGACTGAATCATGTGGGAAAAAATCAGCACCTTTATCACCTGGTGCATGGCGGTAGTAATGGCGTGGCTGGGCGGCATGGACCTGAAGGACATGTCCACCGTGGCCGGGGTATTCATCGGCCTGCTGATGGCGCTTATCAGCTGGTACTACAAGCACAAAACCTATCAGCTGCTGCTGAGCGGGCGCATCACTCGGGGGGAATATGAATCTGCAGATCGTTAAGCGCTGCGCCGTGGGCGTGGCGCTGGCGCTGGCCGCCACGCTGCCCGGCTTTCAGCAGCTGCATACCTCCGTGGAGGGGCTGCGGCTGATTGCTGATTACGAGGGGTGCCGCCTGCAGCCGTACCAGTGCAGCGCGGGGAAGTGGACCGACGGGATCGGCAACACCTCCGGCGTGGTGCCGGGTAAGTCCATCACGGAACGGCAGGCGGCGGGAAATTTTATTACCAACGTGTTGCGCACTGAAGCGGCACTGGCGCGCTGCGTGGCGGTTTCCATGCCGCAGCAGGTTTATGACGCGCTGGTGTCGCTGGCGTTCAACGTCGGCACCGGCAACGTGTGCGGCTCAACGATGGTGGCGCTACTGAAACAGGGTAAATGGCGCGATGCGTGTTATCAGCTGCCGCGCTGGGTGTACGTGAAAGGCGTGTTTAATCAGGGGCTGGATAACCGGCGCGGACGTGAACTGGCATGGTGCCTGAAAGGAGTCTGATATGCAGATGATTAAAGAATGGTGGTTTTCAGTGTTACTCGCAACCCTGCTGACGCTGGTCAGCGCCAGTCACGGCAGCTTTGCGGGCTATCCGGTAGCGACGCTGCTGTGGGCTGACTTCTTCGCGTGGGCTGCTGCCGGCTTTACCGGTCTGTACGCCTGCAGCCTGACCGGCGGAGATCGTAAGCGGGTGTTTGCCTGGCTGCTGAAGTTTGCGCAGCTGGCTGACCGCATTCCGATCGGGTGGTATCACCGCGTATTTATTGCGGGTGTGATGTGGGCGGCGGGCTGGAAGCTGACGGCGTTTATCGGGCTGCTTGCAACATTTTATTGCCTGATGATCAGGTCCGAGCTTGAGCGGGCGGCGGCATGATTCGCGCACTGGCAGTCATCGTCCTGATCCTGATGGTTTACGCAGGCGTGCAGTGTTACCGGCTGAGCAGCGCTATAGCCAGAATTAACGCGCAGCAGACCGCGATTGCGAACCAGGCTAAAAAGCTGAGCCAGAAAAACAGCCAGCTGATTGCCCTGAACATCCTGACGCAGACCAGCAGCCAGGCGCAGACACAGCTTTACGCCGCCGCCGAACGAAACGGCCAGCTGCTGCGCGACCGGCAGCGAAAGATTGAGGAGCTTAAACGTGAAAATGAAGACCTGCGCCGCTGGAGTGATACCCGCCTGCCTGATCCTGTTGTCCGGCTGCGCCAGCGACCGGCCCTCTCAGGAGGTGAATCTTACCGTAAGTGGCTGTCCGAAAATCACCCGCTGCCAGCTGGACCCGTCAGCGCCGCGCACTAACGGTGACCTTCTGGCCCTGCTGGACGAAACGGAGGCCGCCTGGGCGGCATGTGCCGGTAAGGTCGATACCATCATCAGCTGTCAGGAAAAAGACGATGAACAAGCCGCAGTCCTTACGCAGCGCCCTGAATAAGTCGGTCCCCTACGTTGCCGACAACCCGGACCGCCTGCACCTGTTCGTGGACAGCGGCCAGCTGGTCGCCACGTCTGCCGCGTCCCTGTCGTGGGAGTACCGCTACACGCTGAACGTGGTGATCACCGACTTCACCGGCAACCAGAATCTGCTGATGGCCCCGGTGCTTTTGTGGCTGCGGGAAAACCAGCCCGATGCGTTACAGAACAGCGACACGCGCGAAAAGCTGTTTTCGTTTGAGGTCGATATTCTGGCTAATGACCGCTGCGACATCAGCATGGACCTGAAGCTGACCGAGCGCGTGATTGCGACGGTTGAGGACGGGAAGGCACACATCGAGGCGGTGCCGGAACCTGAAGTACCGGAGGAATTCTGGACGGTGAAGCATGGCTGAACTGCATGAAGTGGATGCCTGGCTGGCCGCGCTGCTGGCACAGCTGGAACCGGCAGCCCGGAAAAAGATGCTGCGCGAGGTGGCACAAGACGTGCGCCGCATTCAGCAGGCAAACATTACCGCGCAGCGTTCCCCGGACGGCACCGCATGGGAGCCGCGCCGCGTCAGCGCCCGCAGCAAAAAGGGGCGCATCCGCCGCGGCATGTTCGCGAAGCTGAAAACGGCAAAATATCTCAAGGCGCAGGCAGGCGCAGACGCCGCTGAGGTTGCCTTTGTTCCGTCGGTGCAGAAGCTGGCCCGCGTTCATCACTACGGCCTGCGGGACCGGGTAAGCCGTCGCGGCCCGATGGTAAAATATGCTGAAAGACCTTTGCTGGGAATTACATCTTCAACATTAGAGTTAATAACTTCAATCATATATAAATATTTATCGAAGTTATGATTTTAAATTTCAAACTTACGAGAAACTTGAAGGAATGCATCTCCGATTTCATCGCATAATTTTCTCAAGCAATACATCGTTATTAAGTTCTCATTTGTGGGTGACATGTTTAATATGGTACAAGTTGATTGCATAAGGCTCAATGCTGACGCATGCGCTGGATCAGTTAACCCAAAGTTGCTGGGGCCAACGTTGATAAAGTTGATGTCAAATGATGGTGTCGATAAGCTTTTGACTAAAGTTTTAAAGCTAGTATGAACATTTTGACTTGCCCATTTAAAATACGGCCTCATGTGATCTAATTTTACGGCTTTTTCGAGTGATTGAAATCCTACTCTTTTCGGATTATCAATTTGGATATAAGGGGCTGCCCATCCATACTGAGAGTCAAATTCTTGTCCGTATTTAGCAATGCTGCACTTAAAATCATTCTTTATTCTTTGACACTCTTCCTCTGAAGGGCCTTTTTCTTGTAAACGGCTCTCGAATTTTTTATGAAATTTCATTCCGTAGTAACTGTCATAAATTTCATGTGCCAAAAACCGCTCAGTGCATTCGGAACCGCATAAATTCAAAAATAGCAATGTGACATTTATTTCATGTAAAGCACGCCATCTTGCATGAGCAGCATCTGCAAAGCCACTTTTCAGTAACAGTAATATTTCATTGCTTATCGCGCATGCTTTTGCATGAAGCCTTATAATTACACCTATGTGGATTTCCTCTTTGGCTTCACCTGTCAATTCTCTTTCAGTGTTTACTTTAGAACCAGCCTTAATGCATATTGTAATAAGTAGTTCGAGCAGGTCCAATGCAGGTTTCCAATGAGAGATATGATTATTGACAAATCTTTCATTATCAACCTTGTTTTTATTGATCACTGAGGGGATTTCATTTTTCAATTCATTCAAGTGACTACTTGATAGTTCCTCAATGAATTCCATAAATAACTCATCGAATGCAGCTTCGCTAAATTCAGGTAAATTACTATCCTTTGCTTTAAGCCATTCGATAAAAGGATCGAGACTTTCCATTTTTTTCCCTCAATTGTGCCATACATGTCACAAATGCTTTTCGGTGAACTTTCGGATTTCTTAGTTCATTTTAAGCGGATGGACAAAAATCTAACAGAAATCATGCGCCTTATCACCAACCTGATCCGCACCGGCACCGTGTCCGAAGTTGATCCGGTGAACTGGCTGTGCCGGGTGAAAACGGGCGACCTTGAAACCAACTGGATTAACTGGCTCACCCTGCGCGCCGGTAGCACCCGCACCTGGTGGAAACCCACCGTCGGGGAGCAGGTTGTGCTGCTGAGCCTGGGCGGCAACCTTGAAACCGCTTTTGCGCTGCCCGCCATTTATTCCGAAGCCTTCCCTCCGCCTGACTACTCGGAAGACGGCACCACCACCGTATTTAAGGACGGCGGCTGGTTTCAGTACGAGCCGGAAACCGGCCAGCTGCTGATAAAAAATATCAAAAGCGTGCGCATTGAAGCGGCGGACGGCATTCAG